TTTGCTGTATCTACTAATCTTGATAATTTTTTATTAATATTTAAACTCTTCCAAACTACATTGTTTGACTTATCGACTGTATTTATTTTTAATGTTATCATATTTATGCTATAATTAAATTATATGGTTATAAAATATTGTAAAAAATGTGGTAAACTTTTCAAAGTATTTCCTTATCGAAAAAATACTGCTTTTTTCTGCTCAAGAAAATGTCGTGAAAAATATGGTTATTCTAAAGAAACTATAAAGAAAATGAGTGAAGTAAGATTAGGTAAAAAATTGTCAAAAGAAACTAGAGAAAAAATGAGTAAATCTGCTATAAAATCTGGAACTGGTAAATGGAATAAAGGTAGAAAACTCTCTAAACATCATAAAGATAATATCCGTAAAGCATTAAAACAATCAGCAAAATGGCATTTATCAATGAAAAACCGAAAGTTACCGTTTGGTAGAAATCATCATAACTGGAAAGGTGGAATATCAAAGATTGATAAATTATGTAGAATGATGCCAGAATATAAAAAATGGAAAACATCAATTTTTGAAAGGGATAATTGGACTTGTCAAACTTGTAATAAAAGGGGTGTATATATAACGGCACATCACATAAAAGGATTTAGTAAAATTATTAAAGAAAATAATGTCAAAGGTACTTTAGATGCTAGAAAATGTAAAGAATTATGGAATTTAAAAAATGGCATAACCTTATGTGAAGAGTGTCATAAATTAACAGATAATTATAAGGGACGTGCTAATAGTAAATAATTTTTTCAATGTGCTTTTATATATTAAGCTGATAATTTATAATTCAATCTTAAATTATTCATTATACCATCAGAAACTTTGCTTATTAATTCCTCGCCTGATACATCGCCATAAACATTTATTGTTAATCCACCGAACCCGCCAACTTTATTTAATGGTATTACTGCTTCGGGACCAGCTTCGCCAACCATTGCTAATGTTGGTTTAGTAACTATTCCGCCTTTTTCTAATAATGGAATTTCAGGTATATTAATTCCCCAGCTTTTACCACCAATACCTGGAACCCAACTAGGAACACTAAAACTTATTTTATTTATCTGTCTGATTATAAAATTAATACCCTCTAATAATGTGTTTATATATCCTTTAAAAGTAGACATTATCCCATCCCATATATTATTAAAAATACTTTTCATACCATCCCAAAGTCCTGACCACATTTTAGATAGAAAATCAACGCCTTTAGAAAATAAATCTTTGAGTGTTTCCCACATTAAACCAGCCATTTCTTTAACTGTATCCCAGTTTTTAATTAAATAATATCCTGTTGCTATTAAAACTGCTATTAATGCTATTATTCCAATAATGGGCCAAGATATAGCTGTAAATCCTGCTATAATAACTGGCAATGCTAATCCTATTAATCCCAAAACAGTTAATAATCCAAATAATATAGTTGTAGCAATTATAATAATTTTTGTTAATATAGGATGTTCTTTTATCCATTCAGCCATTTTATTAATAACAGGAATAATTTTTTCCAAAACTTTATTAATCATAGGAATAAATACACTACCAAGTGTTTCTGTTAATTCTTTTGTCCTTTCTTTTAATAGTCTTTTTCGATTGGCTAAACTATCTTGTGTTCTCGCATAATCTCCTATTGCATTTTTAGATTGCTCCACAGCAATTTTCAAAGTTGCGTATGCTTTTTTTTGTCTATAAGTTTCATCTGTAAATTCACCAGCTATTTCCATTGCTTCTATTTTGGCTTTTACATCCTCTTCTAATATAGCGATACCTAATTCTTTAACTGATTCTCTCTCACCTAATAATGCTTTTGTTAATGCCTTTGATGCTCTTTCTGCTCCACCCTCAATATTTGTAAAAGAGGCTAAATCAATAGCTAATTTGTTGGTTTTACCTGCTAAATCTAATGCTTGTTCACCAGACATACCAAATCCAGTTAACATATCACCCGTAGCAGATAATAAATCCTTTGAAGTTGACTCAGCTAATCCAAAATTATCTCTTAAATCTTTTGCCATTTTTTCTGCACCGTCAGACACATCTCCAAATACTACATCAAATTTATTAAAAATTTCCTGTGCATCACTAGCTTTATTTACCGCACTGCCTAATCCAACTGTTATCGCACCTAAACCAGCAACACCAATCATAGACATCTTTTGAAATGCTGGTTTCATTTTATCCAATTTACCTCTAAATTTGCCTAGTTCTTTACTAGCTTTATCTTTTAAGGTTAATAATAATTTTAATTCTCTAGTTGCCATATTTCTTTTCGTTATATTTATCTATTCTATTTCTCGCTTGTATTATTCTAAAATAGTTTTTCAAATCCTCATCTTTTTGGTTTCTTATCTGGTCTGGTGTCCAACCATATCTCTCACTTAATACTTCAAAAGCAACTATATTAGACATTCTTTTTTTACCTTGTAATTGATTAACAACATCTCCGACATCAACTAATCTTTTTTTTTACCAATATTATCTATTGCTTCCATTAATTTATTTCCGTCGTCAACATTCAAATTATATAACCAATCCCTACTATATGGTATATTCTCTTCACCTTTTTTTATCTTCTTAATACATATTTCAGCTGTTTTATACTTAGCCTCTATCATCGCTTTGCCCAAACTTAAATCAATCTTTACATCTTCTTTTCGCATATTAGGGCTTAAATTATTAACTCCTGCATCGCTGTATAATATAGCTTGAATATCACTTGCCTCGCCCCAAGTAAAATATGTCAAGATATCTATTTCGTATTCTCCTATTTTAATTGTATTCGTTTTTCTATCCATTATAGTGTTGTTAATATTAAAATAAATATTATTAGAAAAAATCCTGCTATTACCGCTGTAATAATTCTGCCAGTTTTAATTCCTTTTTTAATATAATCCGTCATAATCTTATTAATTATTAATTAAGCTGGTATATAAGTTGCTGTCTTATTTTGTAGTGTCAATTCCATAGCCTCTGCATCTGCTGTATTGAATAAACCTTTTATTGCTATATTCTGGGTTACCAATTCGTCATTACCGCCGTCTCTGCTCCAATCAGTTACTATCATTTTGTGAAGTGTAATTGTTATAGAAGCATATTTAGTAGCACCAATTAAAGTAGTTCCAGTAATAGTTATCCGAGAATACATATCAGTTTGAGCAGTCCAAGCGTCCTTATAAACTTCGTCAACATAATCAGATACAATACTGCCAGTGATTGAGAATTTAGCGTTGTAAATATCTTCTGGGTAATAATTACCTATGACGTGGTTTGGTATTAGTCCAGTGTCAATACTCAAATGAAGTTCTTTAATCTTTGTTTCACTTGCACCAGCTAATCCGCCCTCTGTAGCGGCGACTTTAAATTCAACCTCTGCCCCTACAAAATCATATTCAGTGTCATAACTAGGAGTATCAGAATTAGAAGCTGGTATTCCGCCAATAAAATTAGCTTTAAATTTACAAAAATCATCTCCGACTATATCAATATCAAATCCGCTAATCATACAAGTTGCGAATGTTTCTTGACTGACCGCTCCGTCTTTAGGAAATAAAGTCAATGCAGGATGTTGAATTTCGTCTGTATCAACTATTAAAGCGTGGCTATACACTCCTGTTTCAATTAAACTAGGAGTTGCTGTTCCGAATAAACTATATAGGAAAAATCCTATTGCATCAGCGTGGATGTTCATTTCAAGTTCACCCTCTGACCATTTTTTTACTACCCTTGAATTTTGAGCATCCTCTTGAGTATTCATTGTACTTTCGTCAATCTTAATCTCAACCTTTTCAAGAATGGTAGCTTTAACTTTTTTTACCCATTTGGTTGCCTCGGTTTCTGGTGTTAATCTTGTGCTTTCAACCGCAACCCCGAGTTCTATTTCTCTTCCTGTTATCTCAGCCATAATATTGTTATTATTTAGTTAAATTATGTAAAACTTTTGTAAAGAAATTTTTAATATATCTATCCATTTCCTTATTAGTTTCTTTTTCAATTATATCAAACCAAGGTCTTTTTTTCATTTTACCAGTTCCGCCGTGAACCCAAACGGCATAATCAGCTTTGCCCTCATCTGTCCAGATTTTCCAGTTCAGCTTGTTTATTCTGTTCTCAATATGAGCGTCCCTGAGCCGTCCTGTGTCCTTTGGTATGCCCTTGCCAGTTCCTGACTGCCCAACTTTCCAAGGGCTTCGGTGCATCTTTTTAACTA